GTAGGCTCCGAACCTACTTCTTGAACATTTTGTTTTTCTTCATGATCTTTAAGCAGTTTTTCTTCTATTTCTGCTTGAGATTTTTGTTCTTCAAAATTTACTTCTTTTACTTTAATATTATCCATTTAATTTAATTTTTTACAAAGTTAGTGTAATTTTATTTAATTTATCTTGGGTCAAACTCAGCTAAGTCAAAACCATCTAAACTATCTTCATTAGACTCAAAATTCATAGAAGGAGTATTTCTTTTTCTCTGTTCTATCATCTTTGATTGATTTGTAGATTGCTGATTTATTCTTTGTCCTTTAGCTTTTTCTCTTGCTTGTTCTCTAGCGTCAATTTGTGATTGCTCAATACCTTTTAATTGCATTTGATAATCAAATTCAGTAGCCATTAGCATTTGTTTTAATTGAGCTTCATTTTTTTGCTTCTCAATTTCAAAACCAATTTCTGCTTGTTTAAGCTGCATCTTACCTTGTAGCTCAGCTTGCGTTTGTTGCATTTGTGCTTGAGCAGCTGCTTGTTGTTGTTGCATTTGCATTTGCGCTTGCATTTGTTGTTCTTGCATTTTTTGCTGCTGCTCTGCTTGTTGTTTAGCTTTTCTTTTTACTTTAAGTAATTGATTAGCCATTTTTAGATTATTAATCTCTCTAATATCTATAGCATCTTCTAAGCTTATATTTTCTTTAGACAAGGCCATTTGAATGTTTTGCTCAAGCATTGCTTTTTCTTCTTCATCTGGAGACATTTCTATAAATATTCCAAAGTCATGTAAATACAAGTTTTTAATTTCTTCTATTATAGAAACGTTATATTTTCCTATTTGCATAGCAAACTCATTCTTAAAATCTGCATACTCTAATATGTCTGCTGTTCTTATTGATAATGCTTCAGCTATTGTTTTAGTGATATATAAACTTGATTGTAAAATATGACGTGTTGCTGTATTAGAATTTAATGCAGCAAGTTTTTGAACACCAACTAATGAATTAGGGTCTGGCATACTACCATCTCTAGCTTCATTTAAACCTGTAACCTGTCTAATCATATCTAAATAATGATTATAGTTTCCAATTAACATTTGCATTTTACTAGCACCACTATTAGAAGTTAATTGTGTGATTGGAACTTTAGCGTTATTAAACTCACCGTCTTGAGTATAACTTCTTCCTACAACACTACCAGTTTGAAAATATAGCCTCAAAGCGTCTTCAGGATTGTAAGCGTTTCCTGTACCTAAATCAACTTCATTTAAACCATCAGCATCAATAAAGACTCCATCAGGAACAACTCTTGAAACTACTTGTTGAATTTTTAAATGTGTCATTTGTATTAAATCTGCAAATGGAATCATTCTTCTAACTAATGATTCTATGTTTCCTTTGTACATCCTAGGCGCACAAGCTACGTAATTAGGTAATGCATATTGATTAGAAGAGTTTGGTCTAACCATATTTTCCATCATTTTCCATTGTAATATAATGTTAGTTCCCATTACCATTACACCCTCATACCATACATCAATTCTTTTCTCAACTCTTTCAAAGTTTCCTTCTTCCATCATTTCTGGTGGAGGATTAAACTGATCATCTTTCTCTACCGTTTTAAATGTTCCTTCAGAAGTTTCTTTCTTTTTATATACAAAAGTATTTGTAGATTTATAATTAAAATATAATAATGTACATGTGTCTCTAGCAAACATGCTGTTTTGATACATTTGAGCTACATTAAAATAATCATACCAAGATTGACTATATTTAGAGATTGTTTCCATTTCTTCCAAAGAAATCTTAGGGTCTATTTTTATAAGCTCAGTAATCGCAACTGTTTTAATTTCACCCCAATAAAAACAATCTTTAAAATATGGGTCTTCTGTATAGCTATATACAACGTTTGCTGGATCTACATAATCTATAACAACTCCTTGTCCTAACTGAAACTGATGTCTAGTCATTCCTATACCTAACACCATTAAATCCATATCAACTCTTTTTCTTGTATCATCGTAATGATTTTCTGCAAGTAAAGTATTAATAGCTTCTTCTTCAGCTATTTCTATAGCTGGCTTGAACTTAAGATTCATGTAAAGTTCTAACTCTTGATCATCTGTTGGTAAAGTTTCTTCTGGTACTGTAAAAACATCTACACCAAAATCTTGAGATATTTGACTTAATAAAGGTTTAGCAATCATTTGCCCCTCTATCATTGTTTGAAATTGATTTCTTTTTTCTGCCGACATTGCGTCTTCGGCATAAGCTTTTACTTTAAACAATCTGTCAGACATTCCGTTTACTACAATATCTACAAACTTAGGAATAACAGATATAGGTGTCCAATCTAAATTTAAATAACTTAAATCTCCATCTATTGCTAATTCATTTTTATACTTTGCTGTTGATTGTTCTCCACGTGCATACAACCTTAGTCTATTAAACTGAGTCCATTGATTATAAAATCTACAACTACCACCGTCTTTTCTGAACCACTCATACTGAATGGCCTGTCCAACTTGTAATCCAAATTCTAAACTTTTTTTATCAGAGTCGGAAGCAAATTGATCTGGAAATACAGCTGACTTTATATTTATAGTTACCTCTTTCATTTATTTCAATAATTGACTTGTTGAGCTTGTGTTATTATATCTTGCAAAGTTAATGCTTATTTTTGATTTTTCTTTAGTCGGTGTATATAAGTGCTTCTGGTTAGCCATAATAGCTAAGCCAGAACTAATAGATGCATCATGTTTAGTTCTATTACTAATGTCAAATTTTGCCCAATCTTCTAATGTTCTTTGAAAGTAACATTCTCCCATATCATCTTTATCTCTATAATCTCCACTCATATCTAAACCAACATTTTTTTCAATATACGATTCTATTGCAGAAGCGTGTGATTGTTTTATGTCTTCTGAAGAGTTAGGAATTCCTCCCAATTCTTTTTCTGTTTTAGATAATTTACTAAAAGGCTTATCTACCCTGTTCATACAAAAACCTCTATATCCTCTATTTTTAAAATGATATAATAAACGAGGTTTATTGTTCTCACATAAAATAGGCATACCATAAAATATACAAGCCATTAATATTTCTTCAAAAAATATTTCTGCTGTTTGAGGTCTAGCTATATATTCTAAAAAGAAATGATTGGCTGGAACTTTTTCCATACTAAATTTTGTCATTCCATGTAATGATCCATTTGAACCTTTACCTACAACAACTCCAGATATATCGTAAGAGTCACAACCAAAAGAACCTAAGTGTTCATTACCAGGATATTTTTTTCCATTCCTACCAATCACTTGATTTTGTAATTCCTTTCTTGGTGTCCAAGTTACAAAAAATCTTCCGTTTCTATTTGGACTCCAAACTACCTCTGAATCTTTTATACCATCTTTCCAATGAAATGAACCTCTTGTTACATGATGTTCAATTATTAAAGAATCATTGTAATCTATTTGCTGATATATTTTTGTTAAATTAAATAAAGATTGTTTTGATTCATCCCTAAACGCATGTGATTCTGTACGAGGGAATTGTCTGTAAAATTCATTTAATGCATCAGCATCTTGTGATAAAGAATCAACTTCATTTCTCCAATATTCTATAGCTCCTATTGTAATAGCTTCACCATCAATTCCTATTATAGGATTATCTGGAGTTTCTAATACTGGCATTCCAAACTTATCTATATAACCTTCAAAGTTCCATTCCATCGGTACAAATAAATTATACAATCCAGATTTTGTTTGACCATTTTGATTTCTTTTGCTACAGTCTGAATCTTCAAATAATTTTTTAAAGTTTGCCCCTCCTTTATCTAATGCGTTTGATGTAGACCCCATCATACATTTACCAATTATTTTACTTCCTAATCTTAAACATGTTTTAGTTACACGCCAATTGTTTAATATATTTTCAGGACGTTCCCATTTACCACTTTCATCGTGTAATAAATATTGCAACTTTTCCCCATCATACGAGTTATCAGATGTATTTTTCCAGTCAATAGTTGTGTCTAAACCTTCTAGCTCTTCATCACCTGTATCATACATATTTTTTTTAGTAATCTTAGATGCAGGCACACGATAAGCTAATTCTGTTTTAGGTTTATCCATACCATCTTGAATTGGTTTAAAAAAGAATGGATAGTTATTTGAAATTGGAACAACTTTATCTGTAAACATTTTTTTTGCATCAGCTCCAGTTTTTGACAGAATACCTATACGAGCATCTTTAGTTATAGTAGCTTGATTTACTCCTTCGCATGAACTCATAAATGAAAAACCAGAACGTCTTATTTTTAAATAACACATACCAAAACTTCTTGAATCAGCTTTGCAAGCTTCCCAGAATATATAAAAAATTCTATTAGCTTCTCTAAAATCTGGATTACCAACATCAATTTTAGTCCACTGCAAATACATATAATGTGTTCCAGTTATATATGTAGAAATGCCATTATTTAAAAACCATTCCCCTTGTTCTCTTTTATCAAACTCGCCTTCTATATATTCAACCCATCTAGCTTTAAACTGAGGAGATGTTTGATGCCAATGAAATATTGATTGAATTTTTTTTAATTCTTTTTCAATAGGCTTAGCAACCCAAACTTGTTGTTCTTTTTTTTCTTTGGAAGTTAAACGAGGAGTTGCAGGAAGAGCTACTAATAAATTGTTTATATTATATATATCACCTATGGTTCCATCTTTTGATATAACAACTACATTGTATTTGTCATTATATCCGTATTGCCAATTCTTAGCTTTATTTTTATTAGAAATAACAGACTTAGGAATTAGATTCTTTACTATGTGATATATTTTATTTTGATCTTGATTCTGCAAATCCTTTTGGGGTATTAGTTGTTTTTATGTCAACACCATCTAATAAGGCTTTTTCTTCTTCTATTTTTTTCATGATTTCAAAAGCATCCATAATACATAACTTTTTAGTTGCTGCTGCATTTTTTAATCTATCAGCTGCCAACTCATCTTCAGAGTCAAATTTTATTATATCTTCTTTTGCTACTTTAATTAACTGTACAACAGCTTGTTCTCCTGCGCTTATAATTTGAAGTTTTATACTTTTACTATCCATTTAATTTAAGAGTTATATTGTTAGTAAACATTCTGTATAATATTTCTCCATCTACGTCAAACTCATATTCACTTTCAGGCTGGTAAGATATTTCGTCTCCTACCTTTAAACCTAACTTTTCAAGTTGTGAGTTAGAGTATTTTAAAACACCCATAAGAGGTTCAATAACTCCTGCTTTTTTTACAAAAGTATCTTTAGCAGAACTAGGCTTTACAAAACAATACTTATGATACCCTTTCCATTTACCATTTCTTTTAAATAAAAAAAACTGATCTGGATCTATAAAAAATAAGTCATCTTTAAAAAAACTTTTACCACTTTTTCTTCGCCCATACATGTCGTTGTAAAATTTAAAAACATTGTGGTGAACTAATAAAATATCTCCTATTTGTACTTCTCCAGTATAATCTATTGGAGTCTCTATAACTTCTGCATATCTATTTGAAACCGTATGGTCTTCTTCTGAAGTACTTGTTATAAAATCTACTCCCCAATTTTTAATATTAGAATAACGTCTATTATTAATAGGCTTTACTATAAAAGAAAATGGAGACTTCATTAAAAGTTTATGTTGTACTCTAAAGATATAGGTAGTGTTGTTTTAAATTCTTTCCAAACTAAAACTTCAGAATTTTTTTCAACCCAAATTCTATAAGAATCTGTTATTGCATCATTTTGAATAAGATGAATTTTGTGTTTACCACCTAAGACTTCTTGTCCAACAATGTAGTGCATAGCACCAGATTTATAATCGGCCCCTATAGAAATCTTTCTTATTACCATTTAAAATGTTTGTAAATCTATTGTTCTGAAACGTAAATTTATTTTCATAGTACCAGTTCCTACTGTAGCATTTTGACCTTGTGCTTGAAACACAATAGCTGTGTTTTCTGGACAAGAAAGAAATGTTTTAGAAAAATGTGCAGATGCGTCAACTGCTGAATTCATTACTGTTGATGTAGGAATATCAGCCCAAACTGACACACCCATTTTTACTTGTACAGGGTCAGCAAAATCATAAGCCGTAACTCCAACGTCCATGTAAGCAAAAATGCTGAACACCTCAAGTACTTTTCCTACGCCTGGCGCAGCTATTAAAGTTTTAGGTGTCGCTAATAAAGCCTTTAATTCTGCCGAACTTATTCCTATTGTTACATCAGAATAGCTAACGTCAAATAAATTTTTAACTGTACTTAAATTAACAGTTTTAGTTCTTAATTTATTATCGTAATCAGTTATTACTAAATAATCATCTAGTGTTGGTTGTAATAGAGCAGGATATGCAGCTTGATTGCTTATTTTAGACATTATGCTTTTTTAAGATTTTTATTATGTTCTGCTGTATCAACTTTTGCTTTTTCTACTATTTTAGCAGTTGCATCAACTTCCTCTTTAGACTTTACCTCACCTGTCATTAAATCAATAACAGAGTCTTGTCCATACTTGTCTATTAGATTTTTTTCAATTTGTGCAAACTCTACTCTTATGTTTTCTACGTTTTTTATTAAAGCTTCTCTTTGTAAAACGTGATCTCCTAAGTCAATTTTTGCTTTATTAAATCCGTTGTGTATGTCTTGTACTGATTGTAATTCTTCTTGTGTTAAATTTTTCATTTGATTTTATTTAAAATTAATATATAAAAACAAATATACATATTTTTTTTAAAATATTTATGTTGGAACATTGGAACTCCAGCCTGGAGAATTAACTCCTGTACCTGTAAGATTATTACCAGAACTATCTGTGTATGAAGTTCCTGATCCAGTGTTAAATCTCCACCATGCTGCAAGATTAGCAGACTCAGTATAAAGACCAGCGTTTATGCTTATATCTGTTGGACTTCCTGAGTTATATATTGCTCCAATATTATTTGCGCTTAATGCAGTTTTCCATATTGCTGCATTATTTACTTCGCCATCAAAAAATGATTGATTACTGGCTCTTGTCCAAGAACCAATACTTGTATTTCCTGAATAGGCTAAGTTACAATTTGCATTTCCCGACCTTACATATGTACCACTATATGCCGTTCCATTAATATACATTAACCAAGCATTTCTATTTTGTGTTGACCCCATTGATCCTGAAGGAATAACTAACGCTAAATGATACCATTGTCCTGATGATATCGCACCATTTGATGTTCTTGTAGAATTTCTATTGTTTGACCCTGCCCCTGGTGAAGTACCGTTTAAACCCATCATATGAAAAACAAAAGCACCATTTCCATTAACAAATATTTTTGGGCCATAGTAGTTGTTAGTTCCTGAGCTTCCTACATTTATAATACACTCTCCTCCTGACAAAGCGTCAAAATAACACCATGCAGCCATTGTGTAGCCATTAGTATTCATTGTAGACTGAGTTGGCTGAACATCAGTTCCTGCTAAGTTTCCAAAATTAGCTAATTGATTTGAACCATTTAAATCTAAAGAATAATCTGTGCTAAATCCAGGAGCAGAATTATCAACTCCATTTACATCATCAATACCTAATAAACCTACTACTACAGTAGAAGGAACAACTCCAGAAATTCTCGAACTGTTATCTATTTCTACTGAATTTATTTCGTCTATATTTTTTGCCACTTTAAGCTAGTGTAATGTAAGTATTGTCTGGATGAAAGAATACTTGACCGTTAGTTGAATCCATAACCGTACCTACTATTCTAACTACAGCACCAGATGCTGTAGGCGCACCATCTTCTAAATTACCTGCTACTGATGTTAAAAATAATTGGTTTCCTATTGTTCCTGGGTCAATCGCAAGTGTATACATTCCTCTTGTCATCATACCTGCATTAGGCATTGTTCCTGAATTTGTAGCAATACCTAATAATCCTTTTGCAGAAGTTTCTTCGTCAGAACTTGCCGCTACCCATGAGCCTCCTGAATTAAAATTATAAACTTTTCCTTGAACTACAGTTCCTGTTCCAGTATTTATTACCTCTCCTTGAAAAGAATAGTCAGTAACTCCTGTAACGGTCATCAGAGTATTAGAACCCCAAGTTCCAGTAAGAATCCTACCCGTTGATACAAGATTAGTAAGCCCAGTTATTAAGCTTGTATTTATAGAAATCGTTGGTGTAGTTCCTCCACTTGATACTATAGGACTTGTTCCTGAAACACTTGTAACCGTTCCACTACTACTTGCATTTAAAGTAATAGTAGTGTTTCCGCTTTGATTTGTAGTAAAAGTACCACCTCCTGTTAATCCTGTTCCAGCATCTATTGTTATAGTGCCATTTCCTACTGAAGAAGAAGTTATATATCCTTGATTTTGTACATAAGCAGTAGAAGCAGCATATGTTGAATCATCAGACGTTCCTTTGGTTCCTACAACAGGTACTGTTCCAAATGTTTTTTCCCCATTCATAGACTGAACCCCTGTAGTTCTTATAACAGTTGTATCAACTTCTATATCATTTGTATTAGCATTTATACCATCACCACCAATTACATTTAATGTTGGGTTGACAGTATTGGTACCAGTTTGAGTCATACCAGTTCCAGCAGTAACAGAAGTTACTGTTCCAGCTGTAGAGCTTGTACCTGCGCCTATTAAACTTCTTATCTCTGCTGCTGATATACCTGTATTTAAAGATGGCGATGAGCCATTAGATAAAATTGCAGGAACTCCTTGTAAAGATGAAGCTGTTATATAATTACTATCATTAGTCCATTGAGATATGTTACCACTTTTGTTTGTAAGTGTATTAGTAGAAGATGCGGTTATGTATTGTTGATTTTTTACAAATGCTGTTGTTGCTAATTTTGTAGATAAATCATTGGTTGCTGGGTTTGGGGCTGTTGGGCTACTAGTAAAAACTCCTATTCCACCTGTTCCAAATCCAAATACTTGTGATCCGTTTATACTTAAACTTACTTGCCCAGCACCAGGCATATAAAATCCTGTGTCTGAGTCTTGTCTAAAAGTTAAAGTTGGTGCAGCCGCACTTCCATTTTCTACTTTTATCCTGTCTACTGTTAATGAGTCATCAGTAGTATCATATGTAAAATCAGCGTCACTTGATATTGATGATCCTCCGCTCCAAAAAGATACTCTTCCTGATGTACCTGTTCCTGTTACTGTTCCTGTGTTTGTTGTTTTGTTGTTAAACGTATTCCAATCTGTTCCTGTTAAAGCTCCAGTTGTTGAAGCGTTTGCTGTAGCAATAGATATAGTTGTTGCGCCACTTCCCGTATTACTTGATGATATAGGTGTTGTTCCTGATACACCTGTAACTCCAGAAGAAGAACTTGTTCCTGCTCCTATTAATGTTCTTATTTCAAGTTGTGTAACACCAGATGCTAAAGTTGGTGTACCACCTCCTGAAAATATTCCTGGCTCTGCAAATGATGTAAAACTACTTGGGTTCGCATTACTATAAGGAGTAAACCCTAAAGCCCCTGTAACATTACCGCTTGTTAAACTTAAAGTACCTCCTAATGTTAAATTACCAGTAGATGATACGCTTCCTGTAAGTGTAAGTCCACTAACAGTTCCTGTTCCACCAACAGTTGTTACTGTACCTTGAGGTATACTAAAAGATGTAGTTAAAGTACCACCATCTTGTTGTGTTAATGTAAGTAATTTTGTAGAAGAACCAGAATTACCAAAACCTGTAACCATATTATCATATGCAGAATTAGATTCTGTTGATCCGCCACCACTCCAAGTCATTGCACCAGTAACAGTTAAAGCATTTGTACTGCCATTAAATGTAAATCCTGCATCACTTGTTATATTACTAGCACTGTTCCAATATGCTACTCTTCCTGATGAACCACTACCTGTTACATTACCAACTTGAGTATTATCTATCTTCTGCCAAGCATCTGTTGCTTGATCAGAAAACACTGCCCAATCTCCTACGGCCCAATCTGTTATGCCGTCTAGGTTAGTAGATCCAGCTACAGATACTATATAGTATTCTCCTACTGTTCCTGACCCACTTGTTAATGTTGGTGAGTTTGTACTTGCGTTCCATGTTCCTTCATATTTTAATACTCCTGTTACAGCTGTGTCAATAGCTGTTTGTATTTGCGCTCCTGTTGCTAAATTTGTTGAACTACCTGTTACCGTACCTGTAACAACATTTACTACAGCAGAATTTCCTCCTGTAACCGATACTCTGTTAGCAGTTCCACTAACACTTGTTACTGTTCCTGTATTTGTTGTTTTATTATTAAACGTTGTCCAGTCTGTACTTGACAAAGCTCCTGATACAGAACCACTTGCCGTTGCTATTGATATTTGTGGTGACGTTCCTCCTGTAGAAGATATAGGTGATGAGCCTGATACTCCCGTTACCGTACCTGTGTTTGATGTTTTATTGTTAAATGTGTTCCAGTCTGTATTTGATAAAGCACCAGATATAGTTGCTCCTGCTTGAGTAATAGATATTGTTGGTGTTGTTCCTCCTGAAGAAGATATTGGAGAAGTACCTGATACTCCAGTTACTGTACCTGTTGTACTTGAAGTTCCCGCCCCAATTAAAGTTCTTATTTCAAGTTGTGATATACCAGTGTTTAAACTTGGTGTTGAACCGTTAGATAAAATAGCTGGTACACCTGTGTCTGGTGATGAATTTACTAAATTTATAGTTGCAGCTGAACCGTTTAAAGTAAATGAAGAACCTCCAGTTAACCCCGTTCCAGTATTTATAGTTATAATAGAATTGTTAACTGTTGGTATACTGCTTGATGTAATATATCCTGCGCCATTAGTCCATTGAGTATTATTACCTGATTTATTAGTAAACGTTTGTGAGTTAGATGCTGTTGTTGTACCTGTATTAGTTGTATAATTTGCCCCGTTAGTTAACTGATTATTGTTTGTTATACTATTATTAAGAGTAATTGTAGTATTTCCTGATTGATTTGCAGTGAATGTCCCTGAGCCACTCATTCCCGTTCCTCCTTCAACAGTTAATGTTCCATTGCCAACTGAAGGTATACTGCTTGATGTTATAAACCCAGCATCATTATTAAATATACTTAACCCTATTTCATTAGCTGCTTTTCTTCTTTCAGCATTTGAGTCTAATACAATAAACTGATCAGTACCAATCATTGTCGCAGTCATATCTGTAAATTCAGATAAATCTAAAGTTAATCCTGTTGCTGTTGAATCTAGACCAGCGCCTAAACTTATTTCAGTTAAATCTAATGTAACAGCAAATGATGAATTACCAGATTGATTAGCTGTGAATGTTGCACTACCATCAAGTCCTGTACTAGTGGTCATAGATAGCGTTCCGTTACCTACAGTTGGTAATGATGCTGATGTTATATACCCTGCATCATTTGTCCATTGATTATTACTTCCTGACTTATTAGTAAATGTTTGAACGTTGCTAGCTGTAGTTGTACCTGTGTTAGTTGTTTTGTTGTTAAATGTAGTCCAATCTGTTGAAGATAAAGCTCCTCTGTTTGTTGCTGAAGCGGTAGGAACATTTAAAGTTATTACTGCCGCAGTAGAGCCGTTAGCTACAGAAGAACTTAAATTTGTTCCAGTAGTTCCTAATGTTATTGCAGCTACACTTGTTACTGTACCTGTATTAGTTGTTTTGTTATTAAAGGTGGTAAAATTACCGCTTGTCAAATAACCATCTACGCTAGTAGAGGCTGCTGCCATAGACACTACTGGAGCTGTACTTGAAGTAGTTACAGAAACTGGAGCGGTACCTGATACTCCTGTTACTGTTCCTGTGTTTGTAGTCTTGGCATTAAATGTAGTCCAATCTGTTGAACTTAAGTATCCAGACTGAGAACCGCTTGATTGTTGAATTGCAACTCCTACTGATCCGCTTGTTCCACCTCCTGTTATTGGGCTTGTTACAGTTATTGCTGTAATATCCCCTTGTGGTACACCTGCAACAGCATTGTCTACATATAATTTATTAGCCGCATCTGTATTAGAAGATACTGTATCTACTCCTTGTATACGTCCTGTGCCGCTTAATGTTATGTCTCCACCTGAAACAGTTATATCGCCTGCAAAAGTTTGACTGGTCGCTGAAAAAGTTGCTGCCGATGTTCCTCCTGTAGTTATAGTAATAGATGCACCTGCCCCAACTTTGGAGATGTAAGTAGTACCTGAGCTACTACCATCTAGACGTAATTTCGTTCCAGATGGTAGTACTAGGTCATTATAATGATTAGAGTAAGCCATGCATTACAAATATATGTAAAATTAATATTATGCTGATACGTTTGTTACTAATATTCTCCAGGCGTTTGTTCCAGGAACAGTATTAGTTCTAACCGTTACAGCTGTTGCAGATGTTCTTTCAACTTCTGCGTATATAGTGTCCCCACTAGATACTTCATATATCTGACACATAACATCTGTTGTGTTAAACCCATGACTAATCGTGTAATTTAAATCAGATGTATTTCCAAATGTTACTTGATAGAAGAATCCAGCGTTAACACAGTCTTCAACTTCAGTACAAAAGTTTGTTACTTGACCAGCTCCAATCTGTATTGATTGTGCTGACTTAGCTGTAACAATTCCTTTGTCATTTGTTGTCATTGATAAAGATTGACTTGCTGAACCTACAGAACCTGCACCTCCGACAGTTGCCATGCTTACTGCACCAGTTGAAACAACTAACCCTCCAGCTGTTGGGAAGCTAGCTAAACCTACTGTTGTTGCAGTTGCTAAATCTGTATCAGACTGAACTATTACGAAATCAGATTCTACAGAAGCTCCTGCTACTGCTGCTTCAGTTGCTATTACCTGATCACCAGGTGTTAAAGGTGTTGCTGCATTTCCAAAGAAATTACCAGCGGTAGTACATACGTAGAAATCACCGACAGCTATTGCAACCCTCGCTGCTCCTACTGTTAAATTAGTTGCCGCTCCATCAATAGCACCTGTATTTGCATTAAATCCTCCTTTAAATTCTAGAAGTCCAATTACTGCTGCGTTTAATTGATTTACGTTAACCCCGTCTGTTCCTGCGGTTCCAGGAGCAAGATTAGTTATTTTCTGACTTGTACCAGCCGTATTGTTCATTGAAGTACCAAAGTTTCCTAAATCAATATCAGTTGATTTTATTCTTGCATTGGCAGTTCCGTCAACAACAGCAAATGTATCTGCTGAATCTGTCCATGTTCCAGTTGTTGGTAATTCGTTTAAGTCTAAAGTAATAGTTAAATCATCTGTTGCACTTGCAGCAGTATCTATTCCTACAGAACCTAATATACTTAATGTATTACCATTAGATATAGTTTGATTTGAACCAGTGTCTCCTGCTAAAACAAATGAAGACATTGTACCAGTTCCACCTGTGTAAGATACAGTTACCGCTCCAGTTGCTGCTGAAACACCTATGTTTGATCCAGCTATTAATGAAGTAACACCTGTGTTACTTATTGTTACATTACCTGTTGCTCCACTTACGCCTATTCCAGTTCCTGCAACATTGGTAAGAACACCATCATTCGCTATATCAAGTATAAATCCATTAGAACTTGTAGTAATACCTGTTCCTCCTTGGAATGTAGCAGTTGAACCAGCCGTTACGTTTGCTGATGTACCACTATCTCCAGTTAATAACCATCCACTGTATACAGTAGGTGATGTTGGCATTGTTACAGTCTTAGTGTTTAATGCTGTAACGTGACCAGTTGCGTTTCTTGAAACAGAATCAATTGCTGTAAATGTTCCACCAGAACCTGGTGTTAATGTACTTACAGTATCCGATTGAGATTGTAATGCGTGAGTAATGGTTAATGTATCAGTTGCTGAAGAATTTGTTGATATAATTCCATTTGCACCACCTTCAAAAGTAGCTGTGTTTCCGTTTGTTATCGTTTGATTTGAACCAGCGTCTGCTGCTAAAGTCCAACTTAATGAACCTGTTAATGTAGATACTAATACTCTATAAGAATTATTTGATTGACTCGCATCTTGTATTGCGATATAATCAAGTGGTGAAATTGCACCTACTGTTATCATGGATGAAATATCCATACCAAGTAATAATTGGTCTGAAGCTGGAACTTTTTCTATATTAACACCACCGTAGAATGAATTATCAAAATCAAATGTATCTCCAGAAGAGATTGTCATAGTACCAGTTCCGTTTGGAGCGTCTACTGTAAATGCTCCACTTGGTATTGTAGGGAATGTTGTTAAATCTCCAGCCCCATCTACATATTGTGATGCTGCTCCAGCCCATGTAAATCCTAAAGCAGGAGTGGTTGTAGCGTTTGTTACTGCAACATCTAAAGCGTTTCCAGCTGTTGATGCACTTACTGAAGTAACTGTACCTCCACCTACAGCAGCTGTTAATTGAGAAATGTTTACATATTTAGCGTTTCCACTGTCACTTGTATCTGAAAGTAAAACTCTATCTCCAGCAGCTACTGCAATTGCAGTACCATTAGCAGAAGCTAAGATAACATTATCAGAACCTAAGTAATCAACCGCAACTGAAGGCGAAGGCCCTGTTGAGTTTGTTACTGTAATTCCTGCTCCACCTAATACAGATGTAATATCACCTTGAGGTATTGCTGGGAATGTTGCTAAAGTACCATCTCCTCTTATATACTGAGATGTAGTACCTGCTCCAGTTACCGCTAATGTTCCCGCTGTTGTTATAGGAGAATTTGTAACTGTAAATGCAGCTGGCATTGTTAAACCTACGCTAGTTACAGTTCCTGCACCAGAAGAAGCTTGTAAAGTAACCCATGTTCCACCACCTACGTGATATTGAAGAACATTTCCAGTTGTGTCATATACTAACTGACCCTCACCTCCTGGATTACCTGAACCACCACCTGCTACATTATAAACCTTAAATTCCTTTAGTTGGTTATTTTTGAGATTTATATCTCCGTAAAAATTTATGTTTGCCATTTCTTTATCTTTTTTCTTTTTTTATTTAGTTAAAAAACGCTCTAAAATTAGTTACAATTTCAGAAAACGTTATCTCTACCTGCGTGTTACTTGTATATTCTACCTCTGCTTCTACTATATCGTCATTCGCATCTACAATAGTACAAGATGAAAACTTGTTTAACCCATGATTAACAACAAAGGTAGATGCACCTGTTAAATTAGCAACAAAATTCTTATCACCACCACTTGCTCCGTAGTCCAACAAAGATATAAAATAATCAACATCATTTTCAAACCCCCCATTGCCTGCTTGATAAGTTAAATTAACATCCCAAAACGCTGGTTCTACCGCATCTTGTGTTGCTGTGTTCCAAGTGTATATCGCCCATTGTGAAATATCTTCACACTTAGTTATTATTACACTGGATGTTTGTAATGGTGAAACATAATATCCTGATATGTTTACTGAACATCTATTTTTTTGAGCTTCACTTAACATAAAATCTGTTAATGTAGCGAAAGGTCTTACTCCAGCAGTAGGAGGATCTTGTGTGATTGTTCCGCATTCTCTTGGAGAGTTAGCGGCTATTGTCATGTCTTTATAAGTATATCTAGGATAGGGACTATCTATATAATTTAAATTAGCAATCCAATTAGCTACTGCACCAGCAGTAAAATTTTTAGTTGCATTTAAAAAATCAACATCTGTTCCTATCCATTTATCGCCAGGATTAATAGTTAAGTCCTTGACGTATGTACTTATTCTAGCCATTTAATTCTTATTTTTTATTTTTTGTCCTTTTTCATATGAGCGTCCACCGAAGTATGAAGCAACAACAGTAACTAAAAGAACTTTTAACAATTCTTTCCAATCATCATCAACTACAAAGGTAATGAATCCAGAATCAACAAAAATAAGCAGCATTGTAACTATAATTAAAAATATTAAAACTAAAGGTCTAACAGATTTACTTAATTTATTATCGCTTGTCATGTCAGCATTCCACCTGTCTGTAACATTTTTTTCCATAGCAGCTTCAGCCTCTATCCATACTTGAGTAATTTCTTTTTGAAATTTTACCTTCTCATCTTTAGTATGAACAAACTTGTCTACTATACTTGATAATTTATCCGCAACACCTATGCCTACAGAACCAAATATTTTATTAAATATTTCGTTCATTATTTTTTTCTACTCTTAGGGAATCCTTTTTTCATATTACTATAAGCTTTAGCCGTTATAGTTGATGAAGATTTAGTTCTTGATGTCCCTGCTTTTTTACGAGCATTTATGTTTGCGTATAGTCCTTTTCTCTTTGCCATTTTTTTTATTTAATTTAACATTTCCACCTTCTTCTAGCTTGTCTTATTCTAGAGTTAGGATTGTTTTTAGTTTTTCTACTACTTAACTTTAATTGTCCTGCGCTTCTTGCACAATAAGATTTACGTCTTTTTGCACTTTTACTTCCTGCTTTTACCTTTCCTGTAACAGCAGTTTTTAATTTACTACCTGGATTTGCACGTTTGTATGCCTCAACACCTTTTGGTGTCATACCAGCCCCTGACTTAGTCGGCCTGTAATTTGCTCCAGAGCCTTTAGTAGTTTTAGGTATTGACATTACTTCTTTTTCTTTGGAGTATGATTGTAACCTTTTTTCTTTAATGCCAAATGATCCTTCATAGTTTTAGCAACTTTCTTAGTTCCAGTCTTACTGTACATGTTATGAATTTTAAATTTCTTTGCCATTATATATTTTTATATTCTTGTGAAGCGTCAAAACTTGGACACGCTTTTTTAGAAAAATCACGATGTCCATGTATGATGGCATCTCCATGAAAAAGTTTTAAGACTTTTAACAAAGATAACAAAGATTCTGATTGTTTTTCTGTCCTGGTGTCTTCCCATTCTTCCATGTGCCTATCCATTCCTCCTATGTAACAAATTCCAATACTTGACTTATTATGACCTCGGCAATGCGCTCCAGGTATTTCTATTGGCCTACCATATTCTAAAGATCCGTCAAGTCGCACAACATAATGATATCCTATATCATCCCAGTTATTACCTTTAACATGCCAGTCTCTTATATCTTCAGCACTAAAATCTTTATTTCTGGGAGTTGCTGAACAATGAACAATAATTTTATCTATTTTTCTCATTGTAATTATATGTTTTTAATCCACCTAAAAGTTCTTTTGTACCATCTATTATCCCTTTTGTTTTGTTTTGTTTCACAAACGTTACAAATAGAATCAGTAACAACTATTCTTACAGTATCAACAATTTCTCTTAAAACTATTCTGTAATTATATTCAATGTTATTACTATCTAGTTTTATAGTATTTAACTCATACATATTACTTAAGTTCCATATACTATCTGTATAAATTTTATGAATATTTTTTATATCTCTTTTCTTTCTCCAGAGGTCTTGTTCTAATAAAACTTTTTCTTCTCTATTGTTTATTATATTTTCAACAGCTTGATCTACTGACAAAAAGAGACTATCAACATCTTTGGGGATTACACTTAATTTATCTAATTCTTTTTCAACTGACAAACAAGATGTTAGTGTAAGTAATAATATAAAACATTTAATCTTCATTTAAGTTTTCTAATGTTTCAATAAATTTGTCGTTTAATTTTTTATAATCACTTCTTAATACGACTACCTCTTCTTGTAAAGCTTCTATTTGATTTGTAAGAGTAGTTTTATTATCTATGTATAAATAACCTATTGCAATAATGCAAAAAAACAATCCTCCTGCTAATGGGTTGGCGGCAAAGTCTTTAAAGTTAATTGGTAATTTCATCAATTTTATTGATGTTACTTTCTCTTAAACTTCCAGTTATATAATTTAAATAATGAAATAGATATAGCTAGCACTAAAGATATCATTGTTAAAATTTCATTAAAATCTGCTAAGCTTAATCCTATAGCTCCTGCATTGGGCAGAACTACCTCAAGTGTGTCTTTCAAATCGCTATTCATTTCTTTCTTCAAAGTATTGTTATTACCAAATTGCTATACAATTGTCTTGTGCTGCTGGACTTGTGTTAGTTCTAAATACTTTTTTTATTTGAACAGGTAAGTAATCACCTACTCTAAAATTAGTAAATATAACATCATTATCTGCACATGTTAAAACTCTAACATTTACAAAAGCGTCTGCTGTAGCCATATTAGTGTCATCAGAACCTACATAAAGTAAACAACACTCAGACGAGTCTAATCCAGAGGATTTAGATTTAGGGTTTGCAGCATTTACATATATTGTATAAGGAGCAACTACTTCTGTAAGAGTTCCAAATATTTCTGCCGATAATGTTAGTTGATGTGATGTAGAAACTTTTCCTGCTGCACCTACATTATTTAAAGAAGTTACATAAGCACTTTCTCCTGAAGTATTGTTTTTTACAATGGCTCCAACTTCTAATCCTGGGTAAAGATCTGTATCTAAAAAGTTTACCGACTTATCTACCAATGCATTTCTTCTTATAATTGTATATGCATCATCTATAGCTCCTGTTGTTGGAAAAGCATCACTATCTAAAGATAAATTTGTTCCACTGTCAACACCTACTATTACTGCATTTGCTGTAACTGTTTCATTATATACTTGATACGAGTTTACTTCTAGAAATCCTGTTGCAGCTACAGTAGCTGTAACGTTTGCTGACACAGCACCAATAGCTCCGTCTGTGTCTATAAGAGTTTTAGCACATGATATAACATCACCTGCTACATATCCTGATCCTTGTGTTACCACTTTCATTGTAACAACTCCACCTATAGCTGAACATGAAACTGTTACTGTCATGTCTCCACCAGAAGCTGTATTGTTTGTTGTTGTTGCTAATGCTTTAGTAACACCAATTGCCGCTGCTGTTTGAACTGATGCAGCAAACTCAGCGTTTACTAAAGGCACTCCAGCTACTATTGGCATTACATTTGTTCCTACATAAGCTGCATTAAATTCACTATTACCTGCTTGAGTAGTATCTATTAATGTATTTGTTAATAAAGCAGTGTTATTAGAGAATGTTATTGCTCTTTGTGCTTTTGATATTTGTGTTCCTGCAAAAACCCTTGCGCTTGGCATTGGAATGTTTGCATTATCTGATGAGTTAACTACATTTGCTACGTTTGTATTAACTACTATTTTTTGGTACGCCATTTTTATTTTTTTGAGGGTTAAAAATCTCTTTATTTACTATATGGGAAGACACGATTCAACGTATCCCTCCTTTTTCCACAACCACAGTCACTTTTACCTGCTGCTTTTGCTATTTTGTTTGCTAGTTTGTCAGCACCTATAGCTTTTGCTACATTATGTACTGTGTCTCCTAGGCCTTTTGATTCAATTCTAGTTCTTTTCATTTTACTTACACGTACACAGCTTATTAGGACAATCTTTTACGCTGAAAAGTAATTTAGCTACTAACCAATTCCATAAACATTGGAATTTGCACCATAATTGCTGTAATTTTATTCCTAAATTTTTCATTTCTTTTTTATTTTTTTATTCAAAAGGGTTGCCAGGCGTTATTTTTTTCTTAAGATCATTAGGGTTAAAGTGAACACGTTTATCGTAAGATGGTCTTTTTGGTGGCACGTAATCTACATAACAAACTTGGTTTTCTAACACAACTTGTTGAGGAACGCCCTTATCTTTTACCTTTGTCTTAACAATAACTGGTTCTGCTACCTTAATATCTTTGACAACTTTCTTTTTTGTTTTTTTTACAACTTTCTTTTTTGCCATTCGATTAAATTTAAATTATTTACGTTTACGTTTTAATACACCCATTACTTTTTCACGTCTAGCTGGCTTTGGTTGTGGTCGTGTTCTAACCTTAACTTTTTTTAATTTAGGGTTTTTACGCTTAGCACTTGGTGAGGCTTTTCTAGAAGCTGAAGCTAATATAGCTCCTGCTGCTTTCTTAGAGTAACCTCCTTTTTTTGCTATTTTTGCTTGTACACTTTTAAAGCTCATTAAACTAGCTTAAATGATGATGAGTTTTCCAAGTAGATAATGGTTGATAGTCCATAGACTTAACCGCACTAAAAGAACGATTGCCCATTGCTTTAGACATTCCTTTACTTTCATTTCTACGAGATTTCATAGA